ACGTTACATAAACTACTATGGTAACATAAGAAAGATGACTAAATGGCAAAGAGTCAAAGACCAATTCAGAGGTCGGTGGCGTGCTATAAAGAAATGGCAAATGTTCGATGGTGCTTATGACCATGGAATGGATAATTATAAAAAATATTTAGGAAAATAAAAAATGTATGAATATAGATCTACCATTAATAAAATAATAGACGGAGATACAGTCGATGTTGACATTGATTTGGGATTTGGTGTTGTACTTTCGAATGAGCGTGTTCGTATTATGGGTATTGATACACCTGAAAGTCGAACTAGTGATAAAGTCGAAAAAGTATTTGGTCTTGCCGCAAAATACAGATTGAAAGAGCTATTAGGTGCTAAACCAATTCTTAAGACTGTGATGACTAAAAAGGGAGAAGATATGAAGGGTAAGTTTGGTCGTATCCTAGGAGACTTCCTCACAGATGATGGTGTGCGAATTACACAAATAATGATTGACGAAGGCCATGCCGTACCATATACAGGTCAGAATAAAGATGATGTACTAGAACTACACATGATTAATAGAAAAAGACTAATAAGCGAAGGGGTAGTTGACGAGCAAGCAGTTCTTTACGCTGCATCATTTAATAAATGATGGGGTTATTTGATAGCACTCTATGGATATACACTAGTATTATTGGTGCGTGTCTTGGTGCGGCGTTCTTGGCATACTTTAAGGACACACGTGCTGGTCTTTGGTCGTACAGACAATTAGATAAGGTGTTAAATTATCTTGTTGTGAAGTGGGGTTGGAATTGGTTACAACAACCAGACGATGTTTGGAGAAAGAAGTATCCGCATGTAACTAAAAAAATTGATGAATTAGAAAAACGTATAAAGGAATTAGAAAAATGAAAGATTGGATCAAGGCTAGGAAAAATGAACGAACTACTTTAGACGGCACTGTTATGATAGGTGCAGGTATTGCATTTCTCATACTAGGACCTCTTGCAGTGATAGCCGCATATGCAGTTATTGTATATGGAGTAGTAGTCGTAATCAAAAAAGATTAAAACGAATACAAAATTATTGAAAAAGGGGGTTGACAGCTCCCTTTTTTTATTGTAGAAGTATGTATAAGTTAGTTAATAAAAGGGTATTATAAAATGGCTACGTTTGAAAAAGTAACTAAAAAAGAATTGTTTATGTGGCAGGCTCCTGCATTTAACTTTGAATTGAGTGCAGACCAATTGCTTAAGAAAGCGTTAAAAGCAGGCTTTGTTACAAAAACTGGTGATGATGAGTACCTAGTAAATGATAACTTTTATGAGTATTCCGAGTAGTCAAAATAGTGAGTGATGGATTTAAAATGGGAGAGTTTAAATGAATAGTTATGAAGTAGTTTTTGATGGTGAGTATGGAGTTGTATTCGACACTATTGAAGCCAAAGATAGCAAAGACTTGTTGTCTAAGCTGTGTGCTGAGTATCCAGAAGACATTGGTGCAGATGGTTGTTATTATGACACCAACGGAGATGAATTTCCTATTGACTGGTAAAAAAAATAAATTAGAAAGGTTAATATTTAGGGGTTGACAACATTAAAATGATTATCTATAAAATAAGAGTGAGTTAATCAAAAGTCTTTGAAAGGACAGAAAATGAAAATAGTAGACATCAAAAATGCAATGATAGAAATGAGCCAATCAGAGCTTTCACAAATTATCAATATAGCTCAACAGATTAAATCTATCTCTGCTCAAGTGACTTTCAACGTAGGCGACTCAGTATGGGTTGTGCAAAAAACAAAACGCACTTCTGGTATTATTGAAAAAATGAACAGTAAAAAAGCAGTCGTTTCTATGCGCGGTTCTAAGTACAACGTACCTTTCACAATGCTAGAAGCTGCATAATGAGTAATAAAGTAAAAAGTCGTCACCAAGAAGGTGTATGGAACAATCCTGTAAAGATGCAAATGATAGTCGATAACAAAGGGTGGAAGCCTACAGTTTTAGCAGTTAAGTTGTCAACAAAGAAACCATAATCTAAATTTTATGTTGTGAAAGAAAGTGTAAAAATCTGAAAAATTAATCTTGACAACATCACAGCGATTCGCTATAAAGTATGTATAAGTTAATTAATAAAAAGGTACTACAGAATGAAAAAAATGAAAGCATCTGAAGAGTATGAGAACACAATACTTAATAGAGCTTCTTACTTTACTGCTGTTAGAGGACGTCAAGTTATTAACAGAATTCGCGTAGTATTTGATTCGCTTGATGAAGCTGTTGCTTACGCAAAAGAACACGGCGACAATCGCACAATGATTTATGCAGTAGATGAGAATGGCCGTGATGCCCACATCTGTAATGCTTAAAAACTAATTGGCAGGATCAGCCTAGAAGCGGTGTAACACACAGTCTAAAGATCACATAGAAGACTAGAGTAAAAGAGGGTAGCCTTAGGGTTTACCCTCTTTTTTTAAATGTTGAAACTAATACCGCCCTTTAAAAACATCTTCTTTATTAGACTTAGACCAATTATCATAATAACCTAGCCTGTCTAACTTACGACTTGCTAGGTTTAACTTATCTTTTGACTGTAAAAGTATTAATGCCCACTTACCTTGGTTCATTTCAATACCATTGATAATCTCTTTATCGTCAGGATGATCTGGCAAAGCTATAAAACCTCTTGGTAATAACTCTTGTGTATTCATTTCATCAACTTCTTGTTCTAGTTCTTTGGCTGTTATCATATCAGGCTTTATTCCTATTACGATAACTTCTATCCTATCCCAAAACTGTTTATTGAATGTTGCGTATTGATATAGTTGAACTGCTATGTCCTTTTTATGCTCAACATAACACCAATGTATTTTACCTTTGTCTAATGCAGCTTGTGCATATGGACAAGGTTCGTGTCCCAAAGACTGGTTAGGTTGGCTCACAAAGGTTTTTATCCAATCTGATACGTCTTCTTCGAGTTCCATCATTTCGTTAATCATCAGGGAAGTCTCTATATAAGAAGTGTTGAATCGTTTCTACATCGACAAGATGATTGAAACCTTTATGCTCTTTCTCTATATCATCGTCATTACGTATCACATTTGTCATAGCATCATCTAATTGTTGTAAGCCTTTAAATTCCATATCAATGCGAAACTCTGGCAAGTCCATAGACCTAAAGCCTAGCTTCATTCGAGTGATACGAAAACTTTCAATCGCTCCGTTTTTTTCCATCTTACTTAAAAACTTTTTCATTTCAGCTACAAACCAGTGTGCGTTTACACCTTCTTTGTGATCTGCGTAAATTGTATATACATCCATTATAGAGGTCCCATTTCTTCATATCCATCAAATTTGCTTTTATATGGTTGATTTTCACCTAACCATAAGTAATCATATCCACTCTCTTTATACAAGGCACATTCTGTAAAAAGACTTTTAGCTCCAATACTTAAAGATGGTTTCTCATAATCCCACGCAAATTGAATCGCTTCTGCATCAGAAGTGCTGTGCTTACGTATTATACTAAATGCAATTAACTTTTCATTATCATAGTATCCAATTATGTCATGTAACGGATCAAGATATTCAGTATCAAAAATAGGCATATGACTTTGAAACTTTTTATACTTACAATATTTTGTATATATACTATTAAGCTGTGGTATCTTATTATGGACATCACTAATAAATTTGTAATCTAAACACACGTCATAGTATGACATAGATAAGTCTATACGTGAAAAGATCATTGAGGCACCTTATGAAAAATCAATACAATATTTGGAACAAATGGGATAAATTAAAAACAGTTGTTCTTGGTAATACTTATAACAAAGAATTCTACAAGGATATTAAGAGTAAGGACACTAGGGATTGTTTCTATAGAATTGCAGATGAGTGTCAAGAAGACTTAGAAAATTATTCTAATGTATTAAAAGATTTTGGTTGCACTGTATTACGTCCTGAAATAGATACAAATGATAATATTATGAACCACGTAGATCAAAAAGGTAGAATGCGTATGGGAAGAGGAGGTGTGCCTAGGCCACCCTTGTGTCCTAGAGATGCACAACTTGTAGTTGGTAACAATATTGTTTACACAGATATTGAAACCAACGATCCTTGGGGTAAGTTATTAAAAAAATATAACAACACTGACGTCGTTGATTTAAGAGTCGATAGTGTTTCAGGTCGTCGTCTGGATGGGTTTAAAAAAGAAGTTATACACGCACCTCAATACACTATGGTTGGACGTGATCTTTACATTGATACAAATGATACACCTATTCGTCCATGGCAACAGCAAGAACTCCTGAAGTCTACAAAAGATATTAGATTAAACTATCTTAAAATAGGTGGTCATAATGACGGAGTTTTTCATACGTTAAAGCCAGGAGTGATTATGAGCCTAGAAGATATACAATTTTATGATAAGACATTTCCTGATTGGGATCTTTTATATTTACCTGAGCAAAGTTGGGAAAAGGTCAACGGCTTTTTAAAAATGAAAAAAAAGGTACTAGGTAAATGGTGGGTGCCTGGAGAAGAAGACAACGACGAGTTTACAATGTTTGTCGAAAGTTGGCTTAATGGTTGGGTAGGGTATACAGAAGAAACTGTATTTGACGTTAACTGTCTTGTACTAGATGAGCATCACGTTTGTGTAAACAACATGAACCCAAAAGTGAATGCTTATCTTAAAAAGCATAAAATGGAACCTATCCACGTACCTTGGCGACACAGATACTTCTTTGATGGTGGACTACATTGTCTTACACTAGACCTTTACAGGGAAGGTCATATGACTGACTACTTCCCTGCAAGAGGTGATGTTGGTATTAATGATCTAGGTGTTTAGTTCCAACGATAAAAGATGTGATCGTCAATACGAACTTTTTCATCAAGTGTCGGTGCCCAATTAGGATACACGCCTGTTGTGTGATAATGTGTCGAACCTTCTGAAACATCAAACTGTTCGTAAAGGTCAATAGAGTCTAAAGCCACCATGTGTGACTGAAACCATAAATCAATGTTCTTAGGGACGTCTGTGAGTCCGTCACAATACCAAGAGAACTGACACCTATGACGTTTCATTGCACCACTGCTATGCTTCAATCCTTGATGTACAACTTTACAAACTGTATCTGGATAACGCTTATCTAATACACGATTAATAGTCACATGGGCGACTGCCATTTGACCTAAATGTGATTGATTACGAGATTCGAAATATATGTTTTTGGCTAGGCACTCCATACCTTCTGGATCTTGTGCCAATAACGCCATTAAAACTACTGTATTCATTTGTCAACTTCCACACAAATTTCATCACCATATTCTTCAGCATAAATCTTTGCGTTTTCAGCTTCAATACGTAGCAATCCTAATTTAAAATCTTCTGATACTTCAGGTGCAGGAGTTAGTACATAACCCAAATTTTGTGTCATATTTAAGTTTCTTATTACCATTACAATATCTCCTTTAAGCGAACATTGGTTGCATGTTTGAGAACACGGCGTTGTAGGCATTAACTTCACCGCTATAGTGATCAAAGAATTCATCATCATCTTCAAAAGCTACAACAGCTACTTTGCCGTTGAACAAATCATTTTGACTTGCGATGTATTCATCCCAAGCGTTCTGCATTGCGTTCATACCTTCAAGAGTATCGCCTCGACCATGTCGTGTCATAGTATCCCAACCCTCTTGGAAGGAAACTTCGTCTTGATAAAAATTAGGAATTCTAAACATGTGATTCTCGCTTTCTTTGTTTCTATACAATCTTTATATTTGATTCAGATTGGTTTGTCAACCCTTTTATTTCAATAAATAAATCTTTTGGCATGACACCAAGACCAACAGCAGTTCTGGTCTGGCAGTAATGAGCGTAATCTTTACACTCACTAGCTGATGGAAGTTCGTAGGCGGAAGGAAAAAAATCTAACATATTAAGATCCTGTTACTAATTCAAATGAGCCGTCTGCTTGTCTATCGAAACCTTCCACATATTTGTGGTGGTTGTCTTGCTCAATAGCAGACTGTGTGATCAAGTATTCGGCGGCTTTCCAAAACTCTTTGACAGTATTACCTATGACATAGGCTTTGTAGACGATCTTCTCTTGAGTGTTGTTCATCATCTGCTCAACTGTAGCATCTTTAGAAATAACTTCATAAGTGATCTTCTGTTGACTGTCACCCTTACAGGCAGTACCTTCCCACTCACCTTCATACATCACTTGATCAAGGCTAGTGAACTCGGTGTCACAAGACCAGATTGAGTTGTAGTTCAGAGCATCTTGGTGGAAACCGAAGTATTCGCTTTGTTCTTCATATGTCATGTGCAAGTCTCACTTTCTTTGTTTCTATACTATTTTAATAGCACACCGATTCGGGGTTGTCAAGCCCTAAATGAAAATAATTTAAATTAATATTGAGGATGATAAATTACTTTTTTGACGCTTTGTCTAATTCCCTGCCAACCTGTTTGCGCGATGCGTACGGCTGTTGCCGCTTGAGATTGTGTTGCTTTGATTTCCCATTCGTCAGCGGCAAACTCAACAGCGGCATCAAATGCTCGCTTCCAAGATGCTGTTGCTTCGTAAGATGTCAAAGCCGCTTCGGCTAATGCTTGGATGTCGATGTCATTCATGTATGCGTTTTTCATTTTATTTATCCATTGCAAGTATTAACTTCATTTCATCAACGATGTCTTGGTATTTGGCAATCTTCTTCTCAATTGCGTACTTCTTCATTCTTACTGATGAAGTGTTACCATAGAACGTAGTTAGATATTTTTCTAACTTTTTGATTTCATTTTCATACTGTTCTAGCATTGGTTCTCTTTCTGTTTAACTTATACATTATAATTAAACGATTTGAAAGAGTTTGTCAACACTTATTTTTAGGTAGTTTTGTATGCACCAGTCGATTTATTCCAAGCATGCATAAGCTCCCAATACTGTAGTGATGTCATAGTAATAACATCAGTCCTACCAGTGGTATCATCGTGCTGTATTATGTGACAATAATCATCATAGATATTGACTATAACGTCATCTAACTCCCCAGTCTCATCTAGCAATGTTATGCGAGACTCATCATCTACCATATCAACAGTAAACATTATGATAGAACCTCTGAGGCAACCAGCCAATTGTTTGCATGTTCTTCAACGTCATGTAAAGACTTACCAAGAAACTCTAGTCTATAAAATTCATTCTTATCTGGTGTAAACCATTTGATATAGAAATACTCTTCTTTTATATTGGCGTGTATTTCACAATACTGTCCATTTAAAATGCTGCCTTCGGTACTAACGAATGTAGAAAGTAATTTACCCATTATTTATTCCTCAGATTCCATTTCTTCTATTAAATGATCTCTCAACAATCTTGCAGTCTCATCAAGATAATTGATTTTGCTACCATTAATAAACTTATATGCCAATGTAATACGATCACATCCAGCCCATGCAGAGTGCCAACAATGATGCTCTGGCTCATCTTTACGTCCAAAATAATAGTGCCTAGCTTGCCAACCAGGTTTATCTTGTACAGTTATAATCTTATCTTGACTTTGATCATAATACCTAAAGTAACCATCACCATTTTTTGACCATGTAAACAATACTTGATAGCAATTGGCATTCCAATTAGTGTGCCAACCTACGTGACCCATAGGCGGATAGTAGTTTATTAAAGCATTATGTTGCGCACCAATAGTTTTGGCAAAGTCATACCTTACTTTGTCTCTAAAAGCACTCCATATATGATCGTTTGCCACCATACTAGACATAGGTTGAGCCATGTGTGTTTCAGGAAATCCTTCATGGTATTCTTGATTTTCTAACATTACTTCTAAGTAATCTCGGCTACAAGGGTGCATGTGATCTGTTCTAATTTTTTTTGCAGAAATCACATGTTCAGGATTATCGTATCCTTTTGTATGAAAGAACTCATCAATAAAACCATCTAGTGTACTTAACAAGGCTTTATTGCGTAGATTGATCTCAGTCATTAACAAACTCCTTAATCATAGGAAACTGTATGTTGATTGCATAGGCTATAGCACGTGCAAGTTCCATGTGTTCTAATTGTGTTCCATTACCAGAACGTAATTCGATGTAATGTATCCAAGACCGAATAGAAGCGTTTGCATACAATCGTGACACTGTATTACCTTCTGGTAAGATACAACGTGCCTGCTCTTTGGCAATACCATACTCTATAGCTTCATTATATATGCGTTTGGTATGTTCAAGTAAGAATTTCTGTTGAGCATCCCACCAAGCTTTTAATACAATATCATCAGTCGGTATAGAGTTTTGACGATTCTTAGGGTCTTGCATACGTGCCTCACGCACAACAAATGAGGTTTCCATGCTCCGAGGATCAGCATAACGTTGTGAAAACTCTTGAAACGCCATTGACCGATGCCGTAGTAACTGGCGTGCAATGTCACGTGTAGTTTCTATTTCTATCGTAGCTGACGCCATTTCAAATGGCGACCAATGTTTATGCTTCATAAGATAATTTAAAAGCTTGTCAGCAGATTCCATATTCATCTGTCCGCTAGGATTAGATACTTTTGCACAATACGAAATCAAGTCTTGCATACTATCAATGCCTATAATCGCACCTTTAATAGGTTGTGTACATGCTATTAGTTTTACTTTCATAGTATTATCCTACTTTAAATTCGTTAAACTTTTGTTGGACTTGAGACTTATCGAATACAGGTCTATCGTCTATGATACCTTCTGTACCCAACTCTACGTCATACAGACGCATTTTGCTTTTATCTACACCGATTAAGAAACGTTTATCTTTATTAGGATCGTTGTATCTATTCTTAAGTTGCTTGACCATAATTTGACCTTGATCTTCTAGTTCTTCTGTAGATACTAGAGCGAACATTAAGTCGGCTGTTGCGGGTAATCCAAAAGACTCGGACGTATCTTCAAGCCCAGGATCTGAGCTAGTGTGACCAGTACGTGTCGTCTGCGTTGCAGACACAATCGGTAAGTTAAATTCAACTGCAAGTCCTCTCATCTCTTCTGCTATGGCTTTGATATATGTATATGAGTTAATTGATCCACCCATTGCCTTCATCCGTGCAGAGCCACATATGTTAAGATAATCAACAAAGATTATTTCAGGAACAAACTTCTTCTTTAACTTCAACTCGTTTAGTAACGCACGAAAATGGGAAGTGTTTGCTTGCCCTGTAGGGTATTCTTTAATTATAAGTTTACCATTACCAGCACGTCTAATGTTAGTAACACGATCTTTTAACATAGTCTTAGTCAATGTATCAAGATCACCAATAGGCATATCTAATAAGTTTGCATCAATACGTTCGGCTATGCGTTCTTCTGCCATTTCCATTGTGATATACAGTACGTTTCTGCCTTGACACAAAGCACCAGCCGCTACGTGACACATGAACAATGATTTACCAACACCTGTGCCAGCCAAAGCAATGTTTAATGTCTTGTTTGGTAGACCGCCACCTGTAATTCTATTGAAGTAATCAAGGTCAAAAGGTATTCTTTCTTCTTGTGAGTGATAAAAATCAAAACGTTCTTCTACATTTTCTATGTAGTCGTGACCAACATTAGTATCAAATGATACAGCCAAAGCATCAGTTAAGATGTCAGGTAAAGAATTTTTACTTAACGTCTCATGCTTACCATCAATTATAGTAAACGATTGCATAATAGCATTATATATTGCACGATCTTGACACCACTTTTCAGTGGTGTCTAAAATCCATTGGTGATTAACATCTTCTGCTTTAAAGACGTGGGGTAGTATTTCCATAGCTTGAGCATAATTGTTATCACCAAAGCGATCGTTCTGGTCTAGTTCAATCTTAAACTCTTCAAGTTGTGGGAGCTTATTATATTTATTAACAAACTTACCCACTTCTTTGAACAACTGCGTATACACACCTTGAAAGTATTCAGGCTTAACGAAAGGCAAAACTTTACGTGTGAATTTTTCATTAGTTAATAAGTTCCTGAGTATCGTTTGCTCTAGGTTTATGGCTTCCGTTTGTATCATTCGTCGTTCCTATTTCTAAAATATTTCCTAGTATTCCGCCTACATAACGATTGAATTGATTGTTGTCAACTGTCAATTCTGTATTAGGTGATGAAACTATATCAAAACTAAACCTAATAGATTCCGTCACTTCATCCAATTTTAGCGTAGAGAATGATATTACAGTCTCTACGTAATCACCTTTTAAGATGCGTATATCCCATCCTTCTACATCTTTTGGAATTAGTTCGTAGTCTTCATTTTCAATTAAATTCATTATATCATATTCCTTAATAGGTGTAAAGCTCAAACGTCTTCGCCAAGCAATTTTTCACATCGTACTAAGCTCTCTAGGACCTTTATCATTGATGCGTCTTCTTTTATCATTGGTTCAGGCGAGTTTACAGTGTATATCGCTGTAAACTTATATGTGTTTTCTGAACTAAAATATGCTTGCTCACTGTGTTCAGTAACTTTCACAATG